TAGACCGGGTTGAAAGTTCAAAACACGGGCATGTGTTACGATCTTGACGCCGCCCTCGCCGCCCGTCGAGTACGGCCTAACGTCCTGTAATCTGGAGGCGTCGCGCGTACTACCCGTCCACACAAACGGCAGATTGTGTCCCTTTACCGCCTTTTTCCTGCGCTGATATTGGCTGGATCGCCCCGTGTAGTGAAGCTCCCGCGCGCCTTCCTCGGTGAAACGCTTAGGCAGCATCCGCCGGTGGTACAACACGCCGGCCTTGCCCCACGCCTCTGTCATGATCCGATTGAGTTCGCGCGTCTTCATCCCCGCCGCGCCGGTGTATGTCACCTTAAAAATGACCACGGCTACCGCCCCGCTTCTGCCGCCCACAGGTCCGCAAATGTGGGTGAATAGTTGGGCATCAGTCCTCGCTGCCAGGCATGACACAGGAGCCGTCTGCTAGTGTTTTTTTTTCCAGGAAGTCTAGGATAACGGGCCAATCGACCGTCGCGTCGAGGATTAGCGTCACGGCATGCCAGCTAAATAGGCCGCGCAACGCCACCTCCACCTTGCCGACATAGTAGTTTGTCGCCAACGCCACGAGCGCGGCGTCGTGCGACTCCGCAAACGTCACGGGCGCGTCCTGGTCTGCCGCCTGGACCTTGGTATCCCACCAGTGGCACGCCACGTCCCACAGGGGCCGGTAGCGGGCCGCTACGTCGCCCTGTGTCCAGTCGCCGTTGTCATCCACGCCCGAGATCGTAGGGACCGCCATGACGGGTACAAGCGTGTCGCCGTCAGCGACCATGGCGCGCGCAATCGGCACGACCCACGTATTGCCGTCGCCGAGTTCGACCGGGTGGCCGCGCAGTGTAACGGGCCGTAGCAGATCGCGGGGGACGGGGGGATCGTCTGTGTAGAACCCGGCCCACGCCTCGGAGCCGGGCACTTGTCGCCACGTCTGACGATCCCGGTAGTAGCGGATAAGGTGGCTGGGTGTACGCCGCGAATCCGCAACGACAAGGCCGTTGCTTTTGTCGGGGCCACCCTGGACGCCGCAACATGAAGGCGCGGCATCAAAAGCGTATTCAAGGCCAAGGCTACGTAGATCGTCTAGACTAACCCGGTCCTTGCGCCCTGGCGCGTAGTACAGAAAGCCACACATAATCCCTCCTTGAAATCATCATGTAATAGCCGACGTGGTGCTGATAACCAGCGGATCGTTTGTATCGTCGCCGTAACAGGTGAGCTGCACATCGCATGTCGCCAGCGCGTTGCCGGTCGCGTCAAAGGCGTTCTGTACCGTGGCTACGCCGGCAGCCGTGATCAAGATGTGTTCTGCGGTGATATCGGCTACAAACCCAGTACCGCCTATCGCGCGCTTGCGCAGATAGATGGCCGTGTTTGCATGCGTGACAGCCAGGCCCAAGAGCGGGATCGCCGCATCGGCAAGCCACGCAACGTTGACGCCGCGGAATGTGAGCACCGGTATGATGCTAACGATGTGGGCGTGCCGGTCCCAGATTTCCGAGTCGGAGCCGTCGGTCTGCGCCACGATTCCAAACGAGATATCGATGCCGCGCAACTGCGAAAGGTCCACACTTTCGAGGGCGACCGGGCCAAGGGTGAACCGCTCAGCGTCTGTGATGGTCGTTGGCAGCGCCACTGAGTCCGCTTCAGCGATGGGGTCGTTTGTACCGTCCCATGTCGGCATCGTCTCGTAGCTGATCGTGGCATCGTCCTGGTGCGCCGCCGAAAGCGTGCGAGGCAGTACGATCCCCTCTGTCAGCGTGTAGCTGCGGTGTGCCGCGCCCGCCGTGCGCGTAGAGCCCTCGTCCATCAACTGCGCGTAGAAGATGAGCCCGGCGGCCAGGTCCGCTATGCTTTTCGAGTACGGCGATACAATGCCAAAGGCATCAAGCGCCGCCGCCACATTGACCGTTGTAAACCCCCCGGTGGGCGTCTGCTTGTAGAGCGACGCGAATCGCGGCTCGGCTTCGCCGCTTGTGGGCGTGGCGCGCACGTCCGAGCCCACGCCGAGCCGCTGTGCCGTGATTCCGCCGATGACGGTCGTATTGGACACGACCGCGCAAAGTGTGTGAACGGCAGTTATACCAGCCATGAGATCGTTTCCTTATTCGTTGGGTTGTCCGTCGGACAGGTCCAGAGCCCAGTTCCACACCCAGTAGGCCGCGCTGCCCTGAGAGCCCTCTACGTATGACGGCTGTGAATCGACAGGGTAGTAGGCGCTAAAGTTTAGGTAAGCGCCCACGCCAGCCAATGCGGCGAGCCCATCCATGATCCCGTACACGTCGTGCATGAAGCTCTTGGCTTCGTTCTGGAAGTCGGCGGCATAGGCGACGTTGGGTATAGCCTCGAATCGCAAGACGATGCGCCCGCCTACATCGGGGCCGAATTCTGTGCTTGTAGTCGTGGATACCGAATTGCGCCGCGCGTCCTCGTGCCACATTTCCACAAAGGGTCTAGCGGGCGACTCGACTGTCACAAGATAGATAGACGCCTTAGCGGCGGCAGCGTCGGCGGCACTGACCCAGGTACGAAACGCCGTAACATTTGCAAGCACGGTCTCGGCGTTTTCAAGGCAGAGCCCGAAGGGATCTGTGAATACCACGTCGGCCATTAGCTTCGCCTCACAAACTTCTTGCCGCCCGCCACCTCTTGCCGCGCATAAAGCACTATCGCCAGCGTGTGCATCGTGGCTGTGGACGGCTTGCCCTGCACGTACCACGTCTCGCCGCGTATAGACACCGCGTCGCCCTCCGCCGGGCTTGCAATGCCGAGCGTGGTGTCTGTGTAAATCTTCAATACGCCCACGCGCAAGACGCCGCGCTCGTCGTCCTGGTAGGCCATAGCGTCAGCATCCTCAGAGAAGATGCCGGTGATGTTCTTGGCCTCAGCGCCCGCCGCCGTATAGCTCACGGTTTCGCCGAAACTCGCCATAAGCTCGGGTGCCGCGCTGGTAGCAAACTGGGTATCGAATGTGCTCGCCATAACCTACTCGTGATTGGCTATGCCGTTGCTGATTATCAGATACAGGATGCCCTGCGCCCCCGTGCTACCGGCGTTTAGCGCGCCCGTATTGGACAAGTAGAGATTGGACGCGACGGGAATAGAATCGGACGGCCAAAACTCGATGGCCTTCATGGTGTCCGTGTTATGCGTAAGCGTCCCGCCCGCCAGATCGTCAGTCAAGGTATTCGAGGTCTGGCCGTATGCGATCTCCTCTTGAACAGAGATCGTCATGGTATTCGCTATGGGGTTTGTCGCGTGGGGTTCAATATAGGCGCGGTACAGCATCCCTACCATCGGCCTGTCTGTTCGCGCTGTAGCGACGCCGCTGTTGTCCGCCGTGAAGTTCCAGCGAAGGACGTACCCGGTATCGTTGACTTCCTCGATCTCGATGATATCTGTTGCGAAGATCGGGGAGATGGAGACAATGAGTAGCGTCGCCACGAACGCTACGGAACCTGCTATGATACGTTTCATCTGCCTGCCTCCTTATGGGGCGTAGCGCGGGGCGGATTGAATAGCGCCGCCCCGCGCCAGCTATCGTTGTGGCCCTTACGGGGCCGTCGTGGCGGACAGATTCTGGACAACGTACACGTAGTCGCGCGCGCCGATTTCAACGTCCCACGCGATACGGGCCTGGAAGGCGATCCGAGCCCTGAGAAAGCTCTCGGTGTCACCGGCCAGCGTCACGTACTCGAAGTTCAGCTTCCACTTGCGCACGAACTGCTTGGCGAAGTCCCCGAGATACCACACGGTGGTCGAGAGATCGTCCAGGCGAGGCGAGCTGAGCAGGCGCGGGCGGAATGCCCCGCGCGGCCCCCAAGACGACCACTCATTGAGCGTGCCGGAGATCATCTCGCTATTGAGGATCTGCATGGCCTCGGCAAGTAGGGCGTCGGGTACGAGCAGGGTGCAGCTCGACATCGGGATATAGACGCGCTCGCCGAGCGAGTCCGTCATGGCCGTGAGTAACAGGCGCGCCGCCTCAAGGTCCGTGTGGTCTGCAAGCGCGTTGTTGGTCTTGCGGTTGCCGCTCGCCCCGCAGCGCGTCAAAACGGCAGCGCTCGTGACATAGAGCGGCGTGCCGGCCCCATTGGGCCGCAGCACATAGGGTTCTGCCGGCGTGGTCGCAGAGCCGTCGATATCGCATACACGGCGGAGGGTCTGCTTCTCGACCCAGTTGCTGGAGATCTGCGCCAGCTTGTTGATCCGGTCCACGATACCGGCTACGTTGTTCTCTTCGATGGTCTCAGCGGTGATACTGAGCCGACGACCGTTGCGCAGCGAGCGAATTTCGTACTTCTCTTCGCCAGCGCCGATCTCGGGGAAGTCCTTACTTTCATCGACGCGATCAATCTGCACGTCCTCGGAAGTCGTGGCCGCATAGATACTGACCTTCTTGCTGTCCTCTGCCTCAGTTACGAGCTCCTGCCCGATGGTGGGCACGGTCTCGTATTCGGCATTGAGCCCCGCAATGGTCATGCCGCCGGCAAGCAGCGGAAACGCGCTCGCCATAACGGCGCGGGTCTGGCCGGCGAATTCAAAATGGGCCTTGACCTGCACGTCGGCCAAGGCATGGAACAGCCTCGGCAGACTGCGCACGTCCTGCCATTTCAACTCGCCCTTGTCGATGAACTCCTGACACCGATCCATGAACGTTTCGGGATTGGCCTCGGCCATGGCCCGGAGGCTGTCCACGTCCATGCCCGATCCGAACCTAATATCAGACCGAATCATGGGGTGCTTCTTCTTGGAAACTTCAGTTGCCATTGTCATTATCTCCTTCCTGGAGGCCCCATCGGCCTGTTAGGTTTGCAGTTTCGCATAGACGCTGACGGCCCGCGTGAACGTCATACGCACATACGATATGGTGCGGATCGTCGTACCCGCGTCGCCCGTCGCGTCATCGGCCAGATGGCCCTGCTTGTCCGGGTAGTGTTCCTGGCCGACTGCATTGCCGACCTCGTCGGTTCCTGTGGTCGCGAGCGTTTCGGAGTCGCTATAGAACACCTCAGCCCCATAGGCAATGTCGCATTCCGCCGCCAGGGGAAACTCGAACACGTCGCCGGGGCGCGGTACGATGACCTCGTAGTAGCCGGCACGGTCGCCGGACTTGATCTCTTCGTTGGCAATAGCGACGTTGCCAGCGCCGGCGAAGTCGCTGTCCATAGGCACCCATTCCGTGTTGGTGTTGCCCGTGAACTCCAGCATCTCGCCCCGCTTGATCGCCTGGGTTGCGCCAGCCGCAAAGTTGCCGAGCATCACCAACGGCTCGGACGCGCCTTCAAGATTGCGAATCCAACGCGCGTGGTTCGTAGCCATGTCTCATTCTCCTTCTTGCTGCGTCTGCTAACCGCAGATCGCGCGTTTGAAGTCGTTGTCCGGCAGGTCTGCCGAGCGGGTGTCCGGCTTCTGTTCGCCGGTAGCCGTAGGCTTCGGGGGCTCGGGCGTCCCCACTGCCTCGCTGCCCTTTGCCAGTTCCTCGATGAACCGCTTGCGCGCCGTCGGCACGTCCGCGCCCTGCGCAATCAGCTCATCCGCCACCTTGTCCATACCGCGCGGCGCAATCGCCCGAATCGCCACCGTCAGCGCGGCGAGCGACCGCCCCGCGTCTTCCTCGGGCGTGCTGTGAACCACGGAGGTCTCGGTCGGAGTCTTGACTTCGACCACGGTGGCGCGGGCCTCGCCCTTCTCTTTCGTTTCGTCAGCCATGTCTTTCTCCTCATCGCTGTTTGTTGCGACGGTCAACCGCCGCAGAGTGTCGGCCAGGCTGTGAATCACGGGCAGCAGCCCTTCGCCATCGCTATCGAAAAACCCGCGCCGCAACGCATTCGCGTCGGCGGGCACGGGGACCATGGTGATCTCAAATAATTCCCATTTGTTAATAACCACTCCAGGCCCAGACACTATGTCGTCGCCCTCGCCATCTGTCTCGCCCGGGCCAAGCACGCGCATTGCTGCGCGATTGGGAACAAAGCCGATTGAAACAGTCCTAAGAAACCCCGTTCGCACGAGTTCCCATATTTCAGAGGCCCGCCTCGTTGCAGCAAACACAATCTTTACTAATAGCTTCTTGCCCTCAACCCAAATATCACCCCTGCCGACAATGTTAGAAGCTGTCACATACGGCCTGTTGGCGTGTAAATCAAGAACGACCGGATTGATCTTGTATCGCGTAAAATCGGCCCCGGCCATGCGCAGATATTCGGTACCGGCCATCGTTTGGACGCCGTTCTCTGTTGCCGCCACAAATGTTGCCGTCCGTGACTCAGGTTCAATGTCACGGACCTCTATAATATCGAGAAACCCGCGAGTATAGCCGCTAGTTTCATATTCAGTAATATCTATCTTTTTCATACCGCCACCTTTTTCTTGGGTTTGTCCTCTTCGTCATCGGGTTTGATATCAGCGTCTTTCCGAACCATCTCGGGCAAGCCCAACTCTTTGCGTCTCTGCATTTCGCGCTGCTCTTCTAGTAGCCGCTGCTCCAGAAGCTCCTCCCAGTCGCGCCCCTTGGCCGCCGCCACGTCGCGCAACGTTGTGGCATTCATCTGAAGCTCTATCTGTACCGCCTGCGCATCCTTGAGCGGATCTATCCACTGCCACCCCGGCGTTATCCATTCCACGGCGGCGATGTCGGCGGGCGTAACGCCTTCCAGGTCGCCGCGTATTAGCGCATCCTCCATGACGGTGCGCCACTCCCAGTTTAGGTAGCGACGGATGAACCAGCGCTGGTAGATCTCGTAGGTGCGCCGCGCCTCCAGCAGATCTGTGCGCGCGCTCGAATAGGTGGAATCCGAGAAGTCCTTGAGCACGATCTGCCACGTGACGCCCAGGGCCGCGCCTATACGGCGGGCCAATAGGACCACAAACGGCACAAGCTCGGGTGTGGGGAAGTTGGGCACAAGGGTATCGATGGTTTCTTCGGGGTACAGCTTGAAGATCATGCCGGGTTCAAGCGATTGGTCCAGCTTGTACCCGTACTTTTGCGCCGTGGTCTCCAGTATGTCCGGGCCAGCCTGTGGCGACGTGATGAATACAGCCAAGTCGGCGGCGATCTGTGTCCGCTTTAGGCTCGCCACAAGCAGGAGATCAAGGTCGCGAACGTCCTGTAGAATCGCGTGGAACATCGGAACGCCGCGCGACTGGCCGGGGCGCTCGGTAATCTTCAGATGCGAGATGTATCGCTTGTCTACTGGCGGCGCAAACGCAGCGGCGGCTCGCGGGATTGCCCCCACCGTATCGCCGGGATGCTCCTTTAGAATCCAATAGCGAACCGGGCGGCTCGCCCCGTCGCGCTCTACGCCGTCACGAATCTTGGCATTGCCGATCTTGTCCTGCGGGGTCGCAAGCCGATCCGCTTCTATGGTTTCAAACCAGACCGGCGCGTCTGGGCTATAGACGGCCTTGCGCAGCACGTCGCCATCTTCGAGCACCTTGCGGAACAACAGCCGCTGCGCTTCCTCGTGGGTCAGATCGTCAGACTGTGATAGATCGTCTTTACGCGCGGCCCAGATAGCTTCGATACGCTCATTCTTCGCCGGGTCGCCGGTGCGCGCCTGTGGAACCATGCCAGTCCCGACAACGGCGTTTACGAAACTCTTGGTGAGCCCGCAACCGATAGAATCGTCACGGTTCAGCTCCCGGCTGCGGTTGCGCAACGCCGCAAGATCGCCCGAGATCTCGGCGTCTGCCGAGCGCGTGCCGCCTTTCCAGGGTGTTTTTGTACCGGACTGTTTCGCCGCGCGATAGCCCCGTACCCGCAGCGCCATCAGGGCGGCGTCGCGGTAGCTGGGGTCGTTGTCCATGCGGCGGAAATGCTGACGTAACTGCGCACGGCGCGGGCTTGCAAGCAGCAGCGCGGTATCAACCGCGCCGTCCCAGGATTTCCGCACTTGTGACCGTATGCTCATCCGTTGAACGCCGTGCCGACAACCGTGAAGCGGTTGCGATCTGACCCCCTGGCTACCTTCGCCTCCGCCGTCTCCAGCGCTTTCCGCAGCCCCTCCAGGCTTTCGCGCCTGCGTAGATACTCACCGTCCTTGCCCATCTGAAGCTCAAGCGCGGCCAAAACCGCCTCGGCTACCGCATACTTTTTCCATGCGGTAGACCAGTCAGCGGCAATGATAGCGTCCGCTACTTCGGCACATATCGTTTGGTAGGAGCTAACCGAGATCTCGGTCGTGGCCATATGGCATCCTTGTCAACGCCCAGCAAAGGACCGATAGGCGCGCCATGTCGCCTCTGTCCCTATCGCCATCTGCGCCGCATATTCGTTCGCCCAATACCAAATGCACGCCGGGTCAACATGTGGCTCGGGCAAGTTCTCGCAACAATCAACGAAGCGCCGCCGATAGGCACGCGCGCGGACTTGCGCTATCCCATAGCGCCGCTTATCTAGCCAGTCCAGGACCGCTTCCACGTGCCTCGCTTCGCTCTGTGATGGTTCTGCCGCCACCGGGCCTCCTAAATGCAATGTGGCCCGACAGGGTGGCGGCCCCGCCAGGCCACAAAGAAAGGGCGCGACTCAGGAGCCAAGCTCCGCCAAGCCGCGCCATTACCGCCTTAAACTTTCGCCTATATACTACTCATACCATAAAACAGCCTAACCGTCAAGGGGGTATATGTAAGGCTGCAAAACTACACCCCCTCCGCAGCCTGCAAATCGGGGTGAAGACCCGACGGCCCCACCTTCGGTTCCCGTATCTCGGGGGGATCGCATACCACCATCTTCCATGTGTGATCGCATGCCCGACACTTGAGGTAGACCATATCCTCGCCGCCGTGTAGACATACAACCGCCTGGCTGCCGCTGTCGAGCAGAACCCGTCGGCACCTAGGGCAGGGCTGAAACTGTCGCCGTATCTTGGGATATCGCGTCGGCAACGGTTTATCCTCGGGCCAAAAGCAGCGGGCGTCGTGTTCCGCTATATCCCGCGCACGCTGTTCCTCGGCCTCTTGTTCCTGCAGTTGCGCCGCCACCTGTTCGCGCTTTTTCGCCATCGCGGCCAACTCTTCATCCATGCGCGCCAGATACTCTCCTGGGGTTTCAATGGGCGGCTCTTGTGTCTGAATCGGCGGTTCGTGGTATTGCACATTCGACTTTCTTCGCTTCGCCATGACGATCTCCTTATTCGCGGCCTATCTGCCAGCCGCCGCTCTTTTTCGAGGGTTCGTATCCAGCCTGAATCGCGCGCGCCTCGCCGAACTGCGGCAATCGCACGCCTAACATCTCAAGCGCCGCCATGCACAAGGCCGGCGTGTCGAGGAAGTGGTTCCACTTCGATACCTGCTCCCATCGGTTTTTTGCAACGTCCCACACCTCGGCGCAAATGTGGTGGGCAAAATGCCCCCGCAAGTGCATCTTTGGGTTATTACCGAACAATGTCATTGCGCCGGGTGTGCCGGGTGTCTGTAGTAGCCGCTCGTGCACGTCAAGTTTCCAGTGGTCCGCGTCGAGGTGGAAGATTTGCCCCTGCCCCTGTTCGCGCTTGGCATACCAGTGGTTGCCCACCCGAATGCCGTGGCCGCTTTTGCGCGGCGCGTTGAAGCGGTTCTGGCCTATAGTGCGCCCACACCCTTTCGTAGGTCGCCAACGCGGCCCGGCCTGTCGGCAGAATCGGCGGATCGCGTCCGGATGCCAGCCCGCGTCTACCAGCGATAGGTCAACCTCCATAGGCTCGCCGGCGGCGGTTCGGTAGTCCGCTAGTCTGCTGCGCATCTCCAGCAGCCGTTCCCGCAGGGCCTTTTCGACGGCCATGTCAATATGCTTGATTACGGCCTCGTCTGTGCTGCGCCCGTCCACGTCCGGCGCGTCCACCCGGATAATCGCGTAGTCCACAACGGAGCACGTCGAATCCTGGGCCGCCGCAATCACCGTGGTATGGATCTCTCGCATCCGTACATCGACGCCCTGTACGAGTTTGAAGTCCTGGCCCTCGGGCGCGACGAAACGCGGCATACCTGATAGCCGCTCCGCCACCAGTTGCGGCGTGATGTTCGAGTATTTGTCCTCTTCGGGCGGCTCGTTTTGACACTCTGACCAGAACGCGCGCTCGCCGTGCGCCACGCGCCAGCGCATGATATGCTCAAGCCACGACGATTCAAGCGGCTCGCCGTCCGGCCCGGGCGTGGCAATGAAAGCCCCCGGCCACCACTCTATAGCGCCCCGGTCCATGTCGGCCCGGTTGTCCAGGTAGAACTGATGCGCCTTGCGCCCCGTCGCGTCCGAGCCGTCCTGCAACCCGTCGCGAAACATATCCATGTATTCAGACCAGAGGTCTTCACGCTCCGGCATGCTGGGCAGTGCCTGTTCTCGCACGCCCTGCCACTCGGGGTGTTGCTCGCGGTCTGAGAACTCCTCGGACAGATCGCCCCGCTCGATGACGGTGCATAGCGCCACGCATGCCAACGGCTTCATGTGGCTGCCCGTGCCGCCAATATCGGCCTGGACGGTACGCCGGATGCGATCCTTGATGGTCTCGGACGTTGCGTCCTCGCGATTCATCCAATCATCGATAATCGCCAGATCCAAGCGGGCGCTCTTAATGTTTGTGCCACGGATGCCGCCCTGGAGCCCCACGGCGTTGATCGTCGCCCCACTCGCCGGGCTGTCGGCCACGGTGGGTAGCACAAGCTGATTAGAGCCCCACTCCACGTCTACCGGTAGACCGTCCACCAACACGGCACGCACGCGGCCCGTCTCACTCACGGCCTCGCGTAGCGGCACAATGATCTCAGGGAAGTCTGCGCACAACAGATTATTTCGCAGCAGTTGGTTCTTGATACAGTCAAGCCGCTCGACAGACTGAGGCAGCGAAGGCGTGTAGAGTCCCGCCACGTGTACGCGGCCCGTGCATACGGCCCACATGAGGCCGATCTTTGCCCACGTGGTCTTGGCCCCGCCGCGCGGGGCAACGCGGCAGTCCTGCAAGCCGTACAGGATCGCGTTCTCGGTCGCGTCGGCCCACGCTTCGTGACTGGGCGCGGGCTCGCAGAAGATGTAGGGGTCCATGTTATCTTGCCGCGTCGAGAAATACGTGAGCCCAAACGTGTACAGCCGCACTGAGGCCCGTTCGCGCCGCTCCGGGTCCGCGCACGGCGGGATTGTGACGGACCGCGCCTTGGCCCGTTTGCGCGCCATGAGCGCCGCCTGGGCAGAGCGCTCATCGTAGCGCCCGCTGGGCACAGGCCCCTTGCTAGGGCGCGCCGGGGCGTCAGGCGCAACCGTCACGTCGGCGAGGATATCGAGTAGGGACGGTATGGGTCGTTACCCCTTGGGCCGTATTCCGCCGTGCCTAATCACGACATTATCGTCTTCGGGCGTCAGCCGGGACATAGCGAATGGGGTCAATGCGTCATTACGTATGAAGCAAACAATGTCCCCTTTCTCGGGAGCTTCCCGCAACAATCCCGCTTGGTCTAGGGCCGTCACGATATTGAGCGGGGATATTGGTACCGCGTTCTCTCTGCACCACGCCACGGCGCTTTCCGCCGCGAAGTGTCGCCTACTAAACAGCATCGCCTATCCTTTCCTCGTGCCGTCGCCGTCGCGAGCTTGTAATCGGCGTCGCAAGTGCCGCCACGAGACCGGCGTCGGATACGTGGTCAAGCGTGATAGCGTCGTCTTGGGTAAGCCGTCGCACCACTTGGTTGTAGCTCAAGCCGTTGCTGATGTACTTATCCGCGCGATCTGCCACGCCACTCTCCTGGCACGCCTTGCGGATTAAGAACCGCCGCTCCTGCTCACGTTTCGGTAACTGAGATTCTGGCTCTCCCGCGCTTGCATAAATCTGCGCGAATAATCGCTCTACGTTCTCCTTTTCAGTCGCATGGCGTACGTCACGCTCCTCTGCGCTCTCCCCATTAGCCGCATAGCGTGCCTCGCGCTCCTCTCTACTTTCATTCACGGGTGGAGCGTTCTCCCAATACCGCAGCACGTCATCTTCGCGATACCGGTAGGCGCGCGAACTCACGCGGACGCGGGGGACGCTCTCAGGCCATCCCTTGACAGTATTCAGGCTCAAGTTTAGGCGGCCCGCCAACTGCCGCGCGGTCAGTAGGTCGCTTGTCATGTTTGATTTTTTCATGGACTATCCTTCTCTCTATCCTCGTTGTCCTCACCTACGCCTACCGCCTCGTCGAGCGCGGCCAGGATCGCCTCCTTGAGCACGCGGCGGATCGTGCGCAAGTCCTTCATCCGTCGCAAGCGCGGCGATACCTCAAGGATCGCGTCCCGGAGCGCCTCACGGATCACACCCACGACGGTCAACCACTTCTCCTTCACCGTCGCCACAGGGATCATGCCGGGGTCCGCGCCGTCCGGCGCGGGCAACCCGTACAGGTTCAACAGCTTGGCCGTTTCCTTCACCGCAGCAAACGCCACGTCGGGACGCGAGAAGCCTTTGCCGTTAGGGGTGCGACACGCGGTGTAGAGCCGGTGTAGCCGATAGAGCGCAAGGCCGCGCTGGGCAGCGGAGTCAACACCGTCGGAGAGGACGCGCGCCTCTGAGGCGGTGGGCTCCTCGATAACGTCGAGCGCGTCGAACAGGTCCAGCGGGACAGCGGGAAGCCCGGCGACGGTGCGCACCGAAGGCGGAGACGCCTCGCTGGGCGTAACCTCAAGGGCTGTAATGGGTTCGGTATTACTAGAGGCCTGAGTCGTCATACTGCTAAGTCCTTTACTAACTAACACTTACAAAAAGCCGTTAGACTTTGGCGGCGGAC